ATATATGTAAAGTTGGTATCGGCGGAGCAGTTCAAAATAATGTGTTAGGTGTGGCTACAGGAATTTTAGTGGACGACGAGCTGTGTCAGCTTCTTAAATTATCTCGCAGTCAGTACGCCTACGGTATGAAAGTGAGTGCGGTGGCCCTCTTATGTCAGGACCCTCGTGTCTGGGACAGCATGACAGACGCGGGGACCCCGTGTCCAGTCAAAGGTTTAATTGGAACCGAGGCAGCTCAATACTGGACTGACAACCCTCATGAAATTCCAGAGGGTAGTAGATATAAAGTAGGCTATGTTCAACAAGTAAAAGAAGAAACACCAAGTGGAGATTTTGATGATATTAAGAATTTTGGTCTTATGGCTCTTTCTTTACTGCTCTTATTCTAAAGCTGATTGTTTACCTGATGTAGAAGGTCTTTGTACTCCTGGAGTTACAATCACAGAAGATACACAAATTGACATTACTGAAGAAGACAAAGGCACAGAAATAATTACAACTACTGAGACAACAGTAACAACTACCACTACGACTGTCACAAACGAAGACTCAGGAGATATACTAGATGGATCTAATGGATATGTTTCTTCTAACAAAGAAGGTGACATGGACATTGATTGGGGTGGTCAAGGCCCTGCAAGTATGCCAACAGGTAATTCTTGCTATGGTCTTGGTTCTGATAAATGTGCACAGATAACAGGTGGTGGTAATTCGACATCTACTATGGGTGTTTCAGGTATGGGTACAACCTTTACCAACACGATTGATATATCCGATTTACAAATAGATAGAGGTGGCGAAGTTAGATATACGATTGAGGTAGATAAACAAGATGCTCAAGATAGAATATACATGCACGTTAGAGGACTTAATGGGACTACTACAGTCTTTTCAGGCACTGACATCTTGTCTGAATCTGGAGTATCAACAGGCTACCAATCTTATAACGGGTCTTTCGATTTCAGTGGCGTTCTAAATAAAATTATTGTTGAAGTAGGTGGTAGAGATATCAATCTTGCTGTTGGTCCTCTATTTGATGATGTCACCATAAATGTTTTCTACAATGTTATTAATACAATTATCACTCAACAAATCACCACTATAGAGGAAATATATTATTTAAATATTTTTGACTCTGTTGAATTAGATTTTGTAGAAGAAGTTTTTGAATTTAATGATGTAAGCATGAATGACGGTGAGATAGAGTTCGTGCCTATTGAAGCCCCTGTAGAAGAGATTACCGTTGCTAGTGTTGAATTGGAAATAGCTGAAATAGAGTTAAATTTACCTGAGCCTGAGGTAGAAATCGTTGAGGTTGAAACAGAAGTAGAGTTAGAAATTGAGATGGAGATGGAAGAAATTGTAGTTGTTGAAGCTGAACCTGAAGAAGAGGTTACCGAAGAAGCTCAAGAAGAACCACAGGAATCAGAACCAGAGCAACCGCAAACACCACAAAAAGAAGAAGATCCAGAAGAAACGGTAGAAGAAGAGAAAGCATCTGAACCTAAAGTATCAAAGAAAGAAAAAGCTGCTACCAAAATAGTTAAAAAGATTGACGATAAAGCAAGATATGATGATGCTGCTCAGACTAAAACCTTGATTGTTATGCAAATTCTCGGCAATACTAAAACCTTTTTTGATAGTCAATCATTTATACAAGATACAAACGTGACTGAGTATTTAAACAAGACAATAGATGATCAGTATGGTATGTTATTTAACATGGCTCAAGATAATACAATTCAGGAGATGATAGATGCCCAGTATTGAATATTCGGGAATGAAGGTATCTGGAGGTAAGGCCTTCGCTATACTTACTCTATTAGGCGCATTAGGTAGTGGTGCATGGGCAGTCTTTGAGTTTTGGAAAGATTATCAAGACATGAAAGGTAAAATACTAGAATATACTGCTCCTGATTTATCTCATTATGATGAACAACTCGCTGTTTTAAAGTCAGAGATAGATATGATATTGCAAGAAATAACCATAATATCTGATGTGGCACGTGATATGCGTTCAGATATGAAAGCTGATTTACGTCAACAATCTGGAGATATTCGACACATAACCGAAATTGTAAATGACGTGGAAGATAGACAAAAAGCTGACAATAGAGAACTTTTAAATGAGATGAAATTACTAGAAGAAAACCTTGACTTAAAGATTAATAAGGCTTTAAATAACCCTTTAAGCGGTATGTCCGCAAAAACAAAATAGGAGTGCACCCATGTGTAATTGTAAAACAGATTCGGATTGTATATGTCGCCTAAGATAGAAATTAAAACAGTTCTACCTTATTTGGTGTTATTTGGAACTTTAGCAATGACATGGGGTATGTGGTCTGAACGCCTTAATGCCGTAGAAAAGAAGGCAGATAGTGTTGCACAAATGCAACAGGACATTGCCGTAATAAAAACACAAATACAAGCTATTGATGAAAAAATGGGTTGGATGGAAGAGTTTCTAATTAAGAACTATAATGAGTATTAATGAAACAATGTCAGATATGTGGATGTCCTTGTCACTGCACTTTAGGAACACCATGTATGTGCGAGTGTCCGAGGTGTGTGCATGACGATCAGCAGATCTCAGATGAGACAACAAATAATGAAACCGGGAAGGAGTAAAAAGAAAAATGGGAAAACTGTGTCCAAGAGGAAAAGCCGCCGCAAAGCGTCGCTTTAAAGTCTACCCTAGCGCATATGCAAATATGTATGCAAGCGCTGTTTGCTCTGGAAAGATTACTCCAGGGGGTAAAAAAGGTGCTAAGAAAAAAGCTGATGGTGGTATGATTAATCAAATTTCACAAGAAAGAAAAAAAGTTTCTAACTTTAAACAAGGCGGTATTGCAAAAGGTTGCGGTGGCGTTATGGAAAATAGAAGAAAAGTCACTAAACGTTTGTAATGAAAACAAAAGATCCCAAAGTTGGAACTGGTAAAAAACCAAAAGGATCAGGAAGAAGATTATATACAGATGAAAATCCAAAAGACACTGTTGGTATTAAATTTGCTACTCCGACTGACGCAAGAAAAACAGTTGCAAAAGTGCGAAAAGTTAAAAAACCTTTTGCGAGAAAAATTCAAATTCTTACTGTCGGTGAACAAAGGGCAAAAGTAATGGGTAAAAGTGAAGTTGCTAATATTTTCAAAAAAGGTAAAGATAGTATAAGGAGACAACATGGCAAAAAAAGGGCTTAGAGCTTGGGTTAAAGAAAATTGGGTTGATATAGCTAACCCAAGAAAAGATGGTTCTTTTCCTAAATGTGGTCGTAGCGGTGGAGAGAAAAGAGCAAAGTATCCTAAGTGTGTCCCCATAGCTAGAGCAAGAGCTATGTCCAAAGGTCAAAGACGATCAGCAGTCAGTAGAAAACAAAAAGCAGGAAATCCTGGCGGTAAGCCAACAATGGTCAAAACAATTGTCAAGAAAAAAACAAGCAGAAAAAATAAAGCTTGATGTAATTAATTGGTCTAAGACTGTCTTAGAACCAATAAATAAACACATAGGTTTCCCTGCATGTCCCTTTGCAGCTAAATGGAGAAAAGATGATAAAGTCAGAATTGAAGTTCGTATGGATAAGTCCAAATACGAAAAACAATTAACTGATGTAATTAAGTCTTGGAATAAAAAACAACACGATATTATTATTTATTGTGATCCCTTTTTTGAACAATATACTCCTGAACAATTTCAAGATAAGATAGATTTTTATAATAAAACCTACAATAGACGAGATGTCTATTTTATGGGTTTTCATCCTGAAACTCCCGCAGATCCCGATGAACAAGAGTTTTTATGTGATCCCACAGAAGATCCTGTAGAACATTCTGATTTAGAGTATTCTATGATGCTTATACAAAAGTTTAAACAACTCTATGATGCAAGTTGCAAACTGCATAAGATAGGCTATTATGAGAAATGGCCTAAAGACTATTACGAGGAAGTAGTAGCTGAAAGGCAACGTACGTACGAACAACTAAATAAGAAGAGGTAATTACCATGATGAAAAAAAAGCAAGTAATCAAAAAACGAGGCGGAGGCATGGCTAAGAAAAAACAGGTCATGAAGAAGCGCGGTGGCGGTATGGCAGCTAAAAGAATGATGGGCGGCGGTATGGCTAAGAAAAAGCAAGTCATGAAGAAACGTGGCGGCGGAATGATGAAGAAAAAGTAATTTAGTATGGCTACTTCAGGTACAACAAGTTTTGATTTAAATATCGATGATGTCATAGAAGAATCTTTTGAAAGAATCGGTAAGCAAACAAGAACAGGCTATGATTTAAAATCAGCTAGAAGAAGTTTAAATCTTCTATTGTCTGAATGGGGCAACAGAGGAGTTCATCTTTGGAAGGTGACAAATCATACTCAAAATCTGGTAGCCACTACTACAACTTACACTGCTCCCGCTGATTGCAGTGATGTCTTAGAAGCAGTTTTTAGAAATGGTAGTACAGATACTACTATGACAAAAATTTCGAGATCAGAGTATCAAGCTATTCCGAATAAAAGTTCTACAGGTACACCTTCACAGTATTATGTAAGAAGAAATTTATCTAATGTTCAAATAAATTTATATCTAACTCCTGATACAACAGATACTCAAATTAATTATTTTTATGTAGCTAGGATTGAAGATGCAGGTGCTTACACCAAAACACCTGATGCTCCTTATAGGTTTTTACCTTGCATGGTTTCAGGTTTGTCTTTCTATCTTGCTCAAAAACATAGTCCAGGTAGAGTTCAAGAAATGAAACTCTACTATGAAGATGAATTACAAAGAGCATTAACAGAAGACGGACAAAGAACTTCTGTTCATTTGGTACCACAAAATTATTTTAGGGCATAATCATGGCTTTCGCAGTTGGAAAATATTCACAAGCAATTTGTGATAGATGCGGACAACAATATGATTATCTAGATTTACGAAAAGAATGGAACGGGCTATTAGTTTGCCCTGAATGTTACGAACCAAAACATCCTCAATTAGATCCTCCTTATCACGCACCTGACCCTGAAGCTATTAAAAATCCAAGGCCAGATGTACCTCAAGCAGTTGTTGTATTTGTAGGAGCTCCAGGAGATAGTAGTTTTGAATCCAATGGTATGCAGCCTTCAACAGAAATCAGGAAGTTGCTAATTGCTACGAAAGTTGGTAATGTAACTGTGAGCACATCATGAATTATTCTGAACTTGTATCTAATGTAAGAGACTACGCTGAAGTAGGATCAGAGGTTTTAACTGATTCTCTTATCAATACATTTCTCGTAAATGTAGAAAACAAAGTTCAAAGAGAATTAGATTTAGATGCTTTTAGAAAATTTCAGTTTTCTAGCTTTACAATAGGAAGTCCTTTTATCACAATGCCAGATGACTTTGCTTTTGAAAGAGGAGTTCAGATAAAAGATCAAATTACTGGTGATAGAACTTGGCTAGAACAAAAAGATACAACATTTATTGATGAATATAATGTTGACAGATCAGATACAGGCACTCCTAAATATTACGCTAACTGGGATCAAAATACACTTATTGTAGCTCCCACTCCTAACGCAGCTTTTGAAATTGAGTTATGGTATAATAAAACACCTGATAGGCTATCAAGCACAAACACCACAACTTATTTATCTAATAACGCACCCGAAGTTTTAATTTATGGCACAGTTGTTGAGGCTTTTTCCTACTTGAAAAATCCTACATATGTGCAATTATACGATCAAAAGTATGCTCAAGCAGTGCAATTTTTAGCACAAACGCAGATGGGCAGAAAAAGAAGAGACGAATACTCAGATGGGGTCCTCCGTATTCCTCTTAAGTCAGTAGATCCCGGAGGTAACTAAAGATGGCAATTACACAAGCAGTCTGCAATAGTTTTAAAAAAGAACTATTAGAAGGCGAACATGATTTTCGTTCATCTGGTGGAGACGCATTTAAACTTGCTTTGTATACAGACTCTGCAACCCTTGGTGCTACTACTACTGCATATATTACAGGTAATGAAGTTAGTGCTTCAGGTTCCTATGCTGCTGGTGGTGGAGCATTAACCAATCAAGGTGCTTCAGCTTCTGGTGCAACATCATTTATTGATTTTGCTGACTTAAGTTTTACAAGTGCAACAATCTCAGCACAAGCTGCTGTAATCTACAATTCAAACACTTCTGCAACTACTAACACAAATGCGGCGGTAATGGTTTTAGATTTTGGTGCAGTGAAAACTTCAACATCAGGTACATTTACAATTCAGTTCCCAACAGCAGATTCATCTAACGCTATATTAAGAATATCTTAATATAAGTATTTAGCTTTTGTTGTAGTTGGGCTAAGATACAACTATGT